CTCCGACACCACTGCCGCCCCTTCAGTCAACACAAACTTAACCGGGTCTGTCATGCGAAACCGGAACACAAAATCCCGAGCAGAACCAAAACGCCGAGCAATGACCCGTGTCAGATATTTGCCCTGCGCCCCAAGCTGAAGCAGCCTAGGGTTGTTCCATGTTCTGCCGTTGTCTTTAGAACACTCGACAGTGATCAAAGGATTTGGAGTTGCCGCGTTGTAACCGGCGGTGACATTCGTGCCAACGCCGGTTTCCATGTCTAAATACAACTCGGCCACGCTGATTACGTTGTAATCCTGACCGCCGTGCCGAGTTACCAGCTCACGGATAACTGTAGTGCCGGCGTCCGTGTATGTGTTTTGGTCAAACGTGTACAGGTAGCCGTTCGCAAAATCGCTGGCGATCGTCTGGTTTTTCCAAGTAGTCGAAAACTGCGCCCTATGACGCTGTGCGTAGGTCACCGACACCCCGCTTTGTACTTCAGACCAAATCCCGGTGCTCAAGTCGTACAAAAACGAACGGTTCTCAGCCGGGAACGTGAGCTGATACATCGGATGCCCGTTGATCACATACGACAACGCGACCGCGTCCGATACCGTTGCAAATCCGTTTATGACGTCCTCTAAATCAGGCGTCGACACTACCGACACGCTATAGCCAGAAATCTGACAGACCTGACTGGTGCCTTGCGGGTTTTGCGCTAGAAACAGAAGAGTCGAGCCAGCATGAGCTCGGGACCAAATAGCGTTGATGCCGTATTCAGAGGTGGCTGACAAGATCGGAGCGAATGGCTGCGGGCTGTTACCTACGTTTTGCCAAAACTCAATGTGACGCTCACTGAACAGCACAAGGTTACCAATCAGGCCATCCACGGCCATGATGTTGTCGGTGTACTGCGAAGCGCTGGCAAATGACAAAGCGCTCCATGTTTCGGCGTCAAATGTGTCCGATACCCAAAATTTTTGAGTTCCGGGCTGCTCACACACGAAATAACTAGAAACAAACGTGCATGTTCTTGTGCCGTTGGGGAATCCCGACGAAACAATTTGTGTGAATGCTCCGGTAGTTGGCTTGTAAACGTAGCCGTTCACGCCGTCCACGATCAGGACTTGATCGGAATCTCGCGTCATCGACACGTTCCCGATACTACTGTTTAACGATTCACTGTCCGTGATCGTTCCTGCCGAGTTGTAAACGTAAAGCACTTGCCCCGCGACGGTGAACAATCTTGACTCTGTTCCCATCAAACCACGAGCCGGGCCATAAGTTTCTTTTAGCACAGACAGTCCTGGCGTACCAAACACCGCCACCTTAGTCTTATCTCCGTCTGGCCGATTCTCAAAATACACATTCACGCGCCGCTGGCGAGTCACCGGGTACGAATGACTCGCCATGCCATTACCGAACAACGGATAAACTCTCATGGCGAATACTGATTGGGCTGAAAGTAAATTTCAGTGCGGTCCGGGTTTGCTTCCCGAGCGTAGCTAATCGCTTCCTGATAATTGCTGTTCATTTCTGGCGTCCAAACTGCGTTGAACATCGGACAGATTTGCTTGCTCAATCCCCAGCACAACGCATTGAACCACTCTTGGGGATATTCCGGATTATCAAGAGCGTTGTCGAAATCTTGCACCGGTCGCAGATAAACAATATGAATGTGCTTTGTAACGTCCTGAGCACCGCCACAGTCAATGTACAGCTGGCCGTTGGTTAACTGCGCTTCATAGTAAATGGCGGTCGGATCTGTAACGTAATTGGGCTGCGTCTTGGTCGGCAGCGCCTCGTACGTCTCGATCGTCATGTAATCCAGTGGCGTATCGGTGTTGAAAGAGTCGCGCAGAATGGCCGTGACAATCTCAAGCGGTCGTTGGCCTTTCGTGGTGTAGTTCCAGACGTACGCCCCTTGGTTCACCGCCGCAGTGAGCGCCGCATTCAACGTGATGCTGCCAGATGCCACCGTGGCTACAGTCGTGCTTTGAATATCCCCGGTGGACAGCTGGATGACCACATAGTCCCCAGCCGTAAACTGGCTGGTGCTTGTAAATAACAGGCTCGTCGCCGCAGACGCGGCATACACGCTGGTGTTGTTGGTGGCAAAGTTTTGCCCCGGCAATGCCGTGACGCCCGCCGCCCAGTTATCTCCTGACGGGCCAAGACCGTATTGGTACTTGCTGGACGACAAAAACAAGTCGGCCCGCTGCCGGGTCCAGATTTTTAGCCCGCTCGCGAAGTCGTAGCGGCCCATCCACTGCTTGCACATCATATTTAGCTTTCGAGCGCAGTCGGTGGTTTCCTGCGGATCGATTGAGCCGTACGCATCCAGCTTGCCGATGTTTAGCATCGCCTCGCGAATGATGTCATCACGGGTAACCGTGAACGTGTAAGTGCCGCTCGTGCTCATTTCATGCGTCTCCTGACAATCGGCGCAATCGCATCGTATGCCATATCAGCAGTGATTTCTGCCTGACACTGTGCAATCCCCATCGGCTGGCCGTCTTCGCCAACAGCCTGCTGGCAATGGTCCCAGTTGTAATGGAGCTGGTGGCACGCCGGAGCCTCGTTTTTCCCGCGCCCTGGGCAGTGCGTCGCCTTGGCCCACAAGGATTTGGTGTTCTCCCAATCACGCGTCAGATTCTCCACCGTTGAATGCGACAGCAACACAACCTTTGCCATCTGCTCATGAGCCACCGCGTTCAATACACCAGTCTCCGGCCCCACAACCATATCGGCCTGCAAGCAGAATGACATGGTTTGGCGGATGGACCAGTCCCCGCACATAGGCCACACGCGAGGCTCTGTCTGGACCTTGAACTTGCCTTGGCGGATTGGTGCGCCTTGTTCATTAGGCTGGAACCAACCCTGCTCCAAGATAATCCCGGCATCACCGCCGACAAGCACCACATGGACGTCCGTGAACTCCAGCATCAATCGCGCGATTATGTTATCGACCCACGGCCACACCTTGTGAACAGACGACCCGGCCAGCGACCAGACGATCACAAACTGGCCCATCTTTGCCCGTTCTGCCTTGGCCCACAGCACTTCGTCTTCTGTCGGGAAAAACTTCATCGCTGGCCGGTGAGGCACTCCAGCGTATGCGTGCTGGAACCACAGATAATTGTGGTTTGTCATCTTGTGACGGAGAGCTGGCGCTGCTTGGTGCATGAATCGGCCCGGAATCGGTAACAGCGTTCCCTCCGCCGATTCGGAAAGGTTGATCCAGCGGTCGTACTTCTTCGCGTGCCAGTCCCAGAACAGAGACAGCTGTGCGTTGGGTACTTGGTCACGGTCCTGATAGTAAAAGTCGTCAACGTTTGGATCGTGTAGCAAAACATCCGACCCCGGCGGAGAGCAAAACACCGTAACGTGGTAACCCTCTTTCTTGAGTCCCGCAATCACGCTAGACGCTTGGATGATGTCGCCGTAAGCGCCATACCGGACAACGGCTGCGGTCTTCTCAGGCTTTGGCAGCTGGTGACTGAACCGCCATTCATAGGCGCGGTCTAGCGTAGGATCTGGCTCTGCTAACTTTTGAAAAACCGCAAACAGGCTGTATTCCATGCCTTGATCGCGCTTATCACATACGCGCAAATCCCAGCTTCCGACCTCGCGCATCATGCTGATCACCAGCTGCTCGCTCACGTTCCATTTGTGGTCTTTATTGGCCCCAGCTTCACCCACCTTGGGATATAAATCCTCATGCGGCAGATAGAGCACCAGATACCCGCCCACCTTGAGCACTCGCCACCATTCCTTGAGGCAGGCTGGGACGTTCTCTAACGGGATGTGTTCAAGCAGATGAGACGACAGCACTGCATCATATGCCCCGCTGTTGAACAGCTTTAAATCGGCTGCGTCTTCAATCCAAATGTCTGGCTTTACATCAATGCCAAACATTTGACGGTCTATGCCGTTGTCTAAGCCAATGAAATGCGGGAAACCCTTATTGCGCCCGCATCCGACATCGAGTACGCGTCCCCGAGTCCAGCGCACCAACTCCCAAGTAATCTTCCCAATTTCGTTCCCTTGCGGGTCCGTGTCTCTCCAAGTCATGTTGCTCCCCCCGTAAAAAAATACCCCACCTAAGTGGGGCAGTGTACAACGGGAGAAAACTCTATCAATCCCAAAGCACGTTCCATCCGCTGCCCGTGGCTTACATCCGATCCAAGTAGTTGTTGCGCTCTACGAACCCACCAACGT